ATCCCGCTTCACCAGCCAAAGAGCTGGTTCCACCCGCTGTTTACGGGTCCCACGGCCTTGATGAGGGGCCGATTTTAACGAACTCCCCTAGGACTTAGGTAGCTTTGAGCCACCTGAAGGCCTTATTTGCGTTACTGTCGCTCAGTCCATAAGCCGGCGTGAAAACCGACTTATGCCCCATCACAGAGTCGCGGAGGGCGATTTGCTCGCCCGTCCCCAACAGAGCAGCGGCAATGACAACGTGGTCCTTGAACCACTTGTCTGATACCGTGATCTTCCTGTGTATAGGCTGTTTGCACCAGTACCCTAGGGCACTTGGGGCAAGACCTTGCTTGGAGTAACGGCGCGTCAGGGCTACTGGGCCTAACGCGACTGGCTGTTCACTCTCACGAGTGAAAACTTGGTCCTTGAGCCAGGCGGGTCCGAAGACACGCCAGGCCTTTGGGACCTGATCCACACAGAACCATCTAGCAGCCTTAAGGCGGTCTTCACCACCCAGGCCATCAGCTGATTGTGTAGAACTACCCACGCTTGCGGGTCATCAGGGACCTTCTTCAAGTACACGGCGCGAACGTCGTGCCCCTTGAAGTAATCCCCTCCGCAGCTCTCCCGGAACGGACCCTCACAGAAGGTCTTATCCTGATTCGGCAAGAAGCCGAATCTACGCAGTGCTTTGATGAGGACATCCGTCTTCCCTGTGGGTACGATGATGTCGTCTCCAAAGCAGCTTCCCTCGTCGCGACCAACCCCAAGGGCGGTCATCAGCGAACGGAAGAGGAGCGTCTCAAGCTCAAATGTAAAGCCGTTCCCCATGGAGGAGAACTTCTCCAGCCGGACGGTCCGCCCAGCTATTCGAGTGTGAGTTGCGCGTAAGGAGTTTAGCAAGTCATGCCAAGCGGTTGGTAACACCATGCGAACGAGTTCGCGTGCCACCGTGTCGCTGGCCATGCTAAGGTCTACAGTTGAGTGCGAACCCGTCTCACTGATCACTTTCGCAATCAGCTTATGGATATCGTTCATCTGTGTGAGTTCGACCTTGTAGTAGCGGTTATAGCGTTTACGAATTTCCTGTCCCACAGCGAGCTGCGAGACAACATTCCATGACGCCTCGACACAGCAGCCCCGCATCGTCTCGC